GGATCTTTTATAAAAAGACTTATAAATCTTCTAACATCATAATCCGCAATGTTATACTTGCCATAATACAAAAGCGAAACATATTTTGTTAAAAAATTATTAAAAACTTCTAATAGTTCTTCTTGATGTTTCGAGCTTCCGCTCTTTGCTTTTACTATAAGGTCTTGCATTTGAGATTCTTCAAGAGAATAATATTTTTCTTTATAGGCGGCCATTATTTTCCCTCCCAGTTGACAACTAATAAACTGTATTCAGATCTTATATCTTCGTAATAAATTACTTTCGGAACCGAAAGTTCATCCATAAAATTGCATGCATCTTTTGAATACCTGCTTATTACGCACACTAATTTTTCAAATTCTTCTGGATAATATCTTTTGAATCTCCTTAATTTTATCTTGCTTTTATCATCTAAGTATCCTTTTATCTCTATCCATTCATCCGATTTATTTAGATAAAAATCAGGAGTATATCCCTTTGTGCCCCTCTTAATTGGAAAGGCAAACACGGTTGGTTCAAACTCAAACTTAATCTTGTACGAGTTTAAAATTCTAACAAAATTTGCTTCCCAATTAGACCTTACGTTTAATTCAATATCTTGCCTATAGCCTGTTTTGGTGTGCTTGTACGCGTTGCCTTTTGAAGAGTTTGATTTACTAGTCGAAAACGATGTGTTGCTATTTGTGGTTTTTTTATCAGAAAAGTTTGGAGACTTTAACGAAGATCTTTCCGAAAAAAAATCGCTGGAGTGGACAGACTCTATTGTCATGATGTAACCTCTATCTTGTCGATATAACACTATAAATATTATAGTCTATAGTTAGCCCAAAAACAAACAAAGGAAACAATCATGGTCACCTTAAGTCAAATAGTTGACATCTTCAAGCAGGATGTCAAGCATACCGTCATTGAGAGCCTCCAGGAAGCCGGTTACGACAACGCGACCGCAACCAAGCTGGTAACTCAGTTTGAGGGTCTTGAAGCACAGGATCTGACATTTGAATCAGATTCTGAATTTTAATATATTTCATAGTAAAGTGAGGGCCCCCGGCGCAATGCCGGGGGTTTTCATACCCCCGCTGCTTTTTTGTTTCTAAATACTCCGGGTAGGGCATGCTCCCGACTTCGCGTGTTCACAGTAGCTACATATCTTAGAGTTGTTAGTTGGTCTAAAAGAATTATCTGTAATAATTTTATTAATTGAATTAATTATATTTAATTTTATATTTTCTATGTCTTGTTTGGAGAATGTATGCCTTTTTCTCCTACCCGACCTCAGATAGTACATTTCCGCTGTTATTTTTTTGTCTGGAAATACTAAAGATACCGCCAAAGCATATATTCCTAATTGTAGGTTTGTCGGAATATCTTTTTGTGCCACTTCCCATTTTCCTGTTTTATAATCAATAATTAAAATTTCATCATCAAATAAATCTATTCTATCTATAAAACCTATGATATTATAATTCCCTAACACAAAATTAAATTCATATTCTTTATCAAAGACCCTAAAAGTCGACCCTTCATTTTGATCGTAAAATTCATCTAGTATTGTTTTTCCAGCAGATATAAGATCTGTGGATATTTTTTTCTCGGGATCAAAATTTGATTTTTGAATTTCATACTCAGACTTCAGTTCTTCGTAGACTATTGGCCTCTTGTCGCTAACCAAATTTTCAAGAACAGAATGAATTATGTTCCCGAAGAACTGCAGCTTCACCGAATGTTCTGGGCTCTTTTTGTATATAGGTATAAAAATATTTAGATGGACACTGAGCGTAAGTATCTATCCTTGAATAAGAAAAATCTGTCAAAGACAACCTTTGAATTGGGTCTATTTCATCGATTGCTTTTATGGATATTGACATCAATTATCTTCTTGTTTATCTTCTATTAAATTACCCTCAGAATCGTATTCTATTCCATTTTCATCTATAACATGGCCATTGTAAATATTTTTATATTTTCCTTCGCCTATGGGAATCCAACCAGTCTTTCCAATTTCCATATGATCATCTTCAGTATACGGCCACTGCATAAAACCTACTTTATTGAAACAACCACATTATTTGCGGTTTCCATATTGTAATAGTAACTAAGCAATGAGTATAGGTCATGCAGTTCATCATCAGTGGCATAAAAACCAACGACTCCGGACTGAATAAAAAAGCTACTTCTACCATTAAATTCTTCGTATTCTATTAAGGTTAAATTATTATAGGTTAATCTTCCTATTTCTTTTTTTGCCATATCAGTCCTCGTCTACTATGGTTATTGGGTTAAAGTGTGGATCGCCCAATTTTTCTCTCATATCTTTTACGTAAGAATCCCAATCTCTTTCATCTTGAGTTTTCTTTTCATATTTAACTTTACCTTTAAATGGATTAGATTTAAATCTAGTTATAATCAACCTACCCTCTCTAGTTATCCATCTTAATACGCCGTTTTTGCAGTCACAAAAATCGTCGGGATGTGGATCTGTTTTACCTAATGGATCATATCTTCCGCTGCAGCTTACGCATTTACTGTATCTGCCTTTGTCTTGACATCTGTTACACGATGAACAAAATGCCCAACATGGTTTTGTTGATGGATTTTGGTATGTTCCGGGGAGTGTCATGCTGAGGGCTCCAGTTCTAATATCTGCTCTATTATCGGCACTATTTTTGTTGAGGATAGTGTATCAAATTTATATGTATATTTATGTTTGTTGTCTTTAACTTCGAGAAAAACTGGTCTGTTTCCCTTATGAGAAGATATTATATCATATATTTTATCCAAAGTCACTTGAGATATATTAAAGTTCGATTTAAATATAATTGGTTTTCCTCCGTGAAATATTTTTGTATCAACTTTATCTGATGAATTATAAAATATTTTAACTATAGAATTTTCTTCATCTGTCTCCTTGCTTAAAGTACCGTAAACAAGTAGTATATCGCCAACATTAAAATAGTTTTCTTCTATATCCTTTGCGGTCCTAGGAAACACTAAGACCTCAACGCTAGAAGATATGTCCTCTAAGGTAAACTTGTACATTTTTTCACCTTTTTTGGTGGTGATTTTTTTGAATAAGTTTATGATTCCGCCTATTTTAACCTGGGTGCCAGAATCAATGTCTTTTAGGTCAACTATCTCATTCGAGATTTGGCCGCCTACTACGTCCCATATTCCCCTGACCGGATGGTTTGTAACGTATACCCCAAGTTCTTCTTTTTCTTTTTCAAGTATTTCCAATTCTATTCCTCTACTAATTTCTAAAAGAGGGTCTTCTTTTACCAACTCATCAAACGCACCAGAAGAACACAAGTGTTCAAGGGTCGACTTCTTCAAGATGGAAGGATCGCATCTTCTAAAGAAATCATAGACATTTAAGTAGGGCTTTAGCGGATCTCTACTTTTGACTATTGTTTCGGCTATTGTATTTCCAATCCCGTCTATTGCAGATAGACCAAATATTATTTTATCATTTTGAAAAACTTCAAAATCTACCCCAGACCTATTTATGGATGGGGGCATGACTCCCAGGCCAAGTCTTCTGCAATCGGTCAAATAAAAAGCTTGCTTATCCTTGTTGCCAACAACCGAGGACATGAGTGCCGCCATATATTCGGTAGTATAATTTGCCTTTAGATAGGCCGTGGTATATGAAATCATTGCGTAGCTGGCAGCATGGGCCCTGTTAAATCCGTATCCACCGAAATACTCAATATCTGAATATATTTTGTTTGCCTTTTCTGGAAGAATGCCAGAATTTTTCACACAACCTTCGACAAACTTGGCCCTAAACACCGCGATCTTGTCCATTAATTTTTTGCCAATTACCTTACGCAAATCATCAGCCTCAGCTGAACTAAACCCAGCCAACTCCCTAACCACACCGAGAACATCTTCTTGATACAGCATAATACCCAACGAGGGTCCAAGTACTTTTTCCAACTTTGGATGATCGTAAGATACTTTCGATCTACCGTGCTTTCTATCTATGTAAAGCTTGTCCATTCCAGACCCCATCGGACCCGGACGATGCAAAGAAATCAAGGCCATTATATCCTCAATGCTATGAGGTTGCAACTGAACCATTAACTGTCTCATGCTGGAGGATTCTAATTGAAAAACTCCAGAACAATTGCCCTTACATAGTTCGTCAAAAGTAAGTTTATCGTCTAAAGGAATTTGATCTACGTCAATTTCTATTCCCCTATGCTTTTTGACCAGTTTAATACAGGAATCAATTACGCCTAAGTTTCTTAGACCCAAAAAATCTATTTTAAGGAGGCCGCACTGTTCAACACGACTCATGTCCCACTGAGTTACGACTGGATTATCAAGTCCTTTTTGCATTATTGGCAAATAGTCCAGTAAGGGGCCCTTGGATATAACCACACCGGCGGCATGTATTCCGGTTTGTCTAACCAAACCCTCTAATGAAAAGGCGGTATCGACAATATATTTAGAATCTTTGTCGGAATTGTATTCCTTTTGAAATTCTTGTGTCTCCATACATTCGGAAAGAGACTTAGATACACCAAGAACAGGAGGTGGAACTAGTTTAGAGACTTTATCTCCAGAAGAAAAATCATACCCAAGAGCTCTGGCTGCGTCTCTTATGGATTGCTTTGCTCCGGTTCTATTGAAGGTGCATATGTGAGCTACTCTGTCGTCTCCATACTTTGTTCTCGCATAGTCTATAACTTTATCCCTAAATCTATCATCAAAGTCAAGATCAATGTCTGGCATTGATTTTCTGCCCTCTACCAAAAATCTTTCAAACAACAATCCAAATCTAATTGGGTCAAGATTTGTAATATCAAAAGCGTAAGACAATACGCTACCAGCAGCGGATCCCCTGCCCCATCCAACTCTAATGTGGTTTGCCTTAGCCCATCTAACTAAGTCTGAAACCACCAAGAAATATTCTGGAAAACCCATTTCTTTTACAACTTTTATTTCGTGATTAGCTCTATCGACTATGTGCTGAGAAAGATTTTGCCCGTACTTTACCCTAAGACCTTCCCAGGCCAATCTTTCAAAGTATTCGGTCGACGATTCATTTGTTGGTATTGGAAATTTTGGAAAATGTATTTCTCCAAACTTAAGATTTACATCAACCATGTCACATATCAACATAGTATTCTTTAACCATTCATCCCCAAACACAATAGACATTTCTTCATAGGATTTTAAATAAAAATGATCTCCAGAAAAAGAAAATCTATTTGGAGTATGAACTGTTGCATTGGTTGCAACACACAGCATTACGTCATGGGCTCTTGCATCTTTTTGATGAACGTAGTGACAATCGCCAGTTGGAATTATTTTTGCCCCAATTGCTTTTGCGATATCTATCAGTTGATTAGATATTTTTTTCTGCTCAGCCAAACCGTGATCTTGTATTTCTATAAAATAATTTTCTTTTCCAACAATTCTCTGCATTGTGTATGCGCAATCGAGCGCAAAATTATAGTCATTTCTGAGAAGAGCTTGACATACTTCGCCATTAAGACAGCCCGACAAAACAATTATTCCATCCGAATGCTGCGATATAAGATCGTGATCTAATCTCGGCTTAACATAATAACCTTCCAGATAAGATCTAGAAGACATTTTAATAATATTGTGGTAACCTACATTATTTTTTGCCAGTATGGTTATATGGTATGGACCTCTTTGCTCCCATTCATTTTTTGATGCACCGGATCTTTCTTCTTCATCTCTATCAAATCTAGTTTTTCTAGCTTGATAAAATTC